CCCCGGATTGTCACCGAAGGTTGTAGTAGGGCCGGAAATGTGTTCAATGATGATAGGCATGTTATGCGAATTTCCACTGGTTTGCTAACTGGTCGATTCCACCTTTGACAGCATCTACCCCAACGTTAATCTCTTTCAGTTCGTCAAGTTGGCGTTTTGCAACGGTATCCCCTGTATTGAAAACTTGCTTGTAATTTGGTGCAGAGAAAACACCTTTGACACGATCTGCCAAACGCAAAATATCGGGCGTGGGCTTCTTTGGCCCCGACTCTTCAATCTTCATTCCTCTAAGTGCCCTTAGCATTGCAGCCCGTTTCGTCAGGTCGTTCAGTTCGTCTTTCGCTTGTCCGAGTTCTTTTTTGGCAGTCTCTAACCCCTCGTCGCGTGCAGCTTGCCTTTTTACTCGTGCCGACGCTCGATCTTTGTCGAGTTGCTCACGAACCTTGTTCCAAACCGCCGGATCGTTGGCCATCTTGTCAAACACATCGAGGTCTTCGAGGATGCCACTCGCCCCAATCGCCTTTGCACCTTTACGCACGAGTTCAATGATCCAACTGATACACTCACTGAACGTCGAGAAAATCAATTCGTTCAGGTCAATCATTATGTCGCCGATTGACTCTCCAAGCGAATGCCACCCCTCAACGAACCAACCCTTAAACCAGTTCCACGCCTTCTGCAATTCGACCAGAAACAATCGCCAAACAACCAACGCACCTTTCAAAGCGATATCGAGAGCGAGCTTGAATTCCCCTGCTGCTAACGCATCTGTAATACCCTGAAAAGTCTGTAAAAACGTCGCTTTGAGTTCACCCAGAAACACCATGAGCCGACCAAGAGCAGCCGACCCCTCTTCCGTCTGCGAAATCAGGTACAGAATGCCAGCAGCGAGCCCCGCGACGCCAAGCACAATCAACCCGATAGGCGAAATAATCGCAGCGAGGACCGCAATCACAGCTTTGACAGCGATGACCAGCCCCCCAGCAGCGGTTGCAACAATTGAGATGACTAACCCGATGCCCGTTAGAGCAGCACCTGCACCAAAAACCGCACCCGCAACCAACGCAATCGTTTTGATTGTTCCCTTGTTCTCTTTGACCCAATCCCGAACAGCCTTAATTGTGTCGAGGACGTAGGTTGTGAAATTCTTGATCTCGTCAGCACTTGGAAGGATCGCAGCCCCGATTGCCTGAAACGAGTATTTGAGAGCGGATAAGATCGAGTTCAAGGCTGCCGATGCTGCTGCTGCTTGTTCAGCTTCTTCACGAGGCATCGACGCCCCGACTAACTTGGCCTCGTCGCGGTATTTGCGGAACCCAGCAGATCCCTGTTCAAACAGCCCAGTAAGTTTGCTGCCAGTATCCCCCATGAGTTCCATCATCACGCGAGTACGATCAGCAGGATTTTGGATTTTTTGAACTGCGTCTGCTATAGTCTCGAATTGATCGGCCAGAGGCATCTGCATCAACTGGTCAGCATTCAGACCGAGTTCCGCCAAAGTCTCATTGACCCCACCGCCTTTGATGGACTGCGAGAGTTTCGATTGAAGGTCTTTCGTTACATCTGCAAACCCGTTGATATCGACGCCGAATTTGTCAAAGGCGTAACCCATTTCCGAAACAGCTTCCGTCGTTGTTCCGAATCGGTTAGCAAGTTGAAGGATTTGCGTTCCACGATCAAGGAAGTCGCTTGTCGCTTTTCCGAGGACGCCAAGAACTGGTGCAGCAACACCGGCCATCCCTGCACCGACCATCGTGGTTACTTTCCCAAAACCCAATAGCCGTTGACGCATCTTCTCCAACATTGCCCCAACGCCTTTGTCTTTGGCACTGAGTTCAACGTGGGCCTTGCCTGCACGAACTGAGTTCGCACTGTTGCCACTTCCGCCCGAAGTTGATCCGTTGACCGGCACTCTGAATTCTCCTTTACGTCTTTTGTTTCAATGCTTGCCCTAACAATGCCCACGCCATTTCGTTACTTTCCTTCGTGACCTTGATCGGTGCATACTTGATCTTGTACCGGTCAGGAATCAGCTTGTTCGGATCAGTCATTGTTTGAGATAACCCACAACGGTCACCAATGAACGCTGCTAAAGTCGCTTCTCTGGCCCATTCTGCTTGTTGCTTCCCGTCGGCCATCCACATCAACTCTCGGAGGGAGTAGGGTTCTGGGTTGGTTCCGACGATGCCGGCGAGTCCGTAAGCAAGAACTTGCCAATCGCTTTGTCTACTTCCTTCACTATCTGGTTGTCGATCTTCGTCCTGATTTGCGGGAGTCTCTCCTTCATCGTTCGGGAGAGACTCCGGTTCGGGAAAAAATCGATGATGACCTCAATAATCGCGTAGGTCGCTTTTTCGACTGTTTCACCATCCAATCCGTCTTCGATTTCCTCGACCGATCCGCCGGTTAGAGCCGAAATGACGGAAACGAATTTGTCGCTGTCTTGTGTGAGTGCGGTCGCGTCTATACCCTTCTGGTCAACCAGCTTGGCAACATCGACTCCGGTTTTCTCTTTCACTTTCTTGACGATGCCGATTGTGAGCGGTGGAATTGTCCACTCTTTGTTCTTGCAGTCTGTGTAGTTCGCCATTACTTCATTTCATCCTTCCAGAACTCCGCCGGTTTCTTGGCCAGTTCTGTATCAAACGCAGGTTTCATAAATGGTCGTGGTCGGTAGTTCAGCCTCTTCCCGTTTCGAGAGACCGCGATTCCGCCCGACTCTAACAGTGAAGGAGCAGTCCCTTTCCCAAAAGGCGTCGGCCCAATCACGACAGTTTTTTGTTCACTCTCATACGCGAAGAAAATCAACTTCTTGAGTGTGCCGACGTGAGAGCTTGGAGGTTGACCAGGCATGCTGACCTTCTTGCGTGATCGGATCGACGAACGCGAACGTTGGCGAACGAATGCCCCGAATTTGCTCAAGGCTTTTTTCGTTGCACGATCAAGCGATTTTGTCACCTTCGAGGAATCGAAGAACGCTTGCTTCACGTTCGCTACAACGTCAATCGGCATGGCCCACTAACCTCACGTAATCGCGGTGTAGACCGGAGCCCCAGACGTTACCTTCACGGATTTGGGAACTTCCGCTTCAACGGTCGGAGCCGTCGGAGCAAGTTCAAAATCTCGATAGAGTAGACCAGTCAACGCTTGATCTTGACCCCAAGTGAATACCGATGCGTGAAACCGGTAGCCTGTTGCCCCGTTCGTTGTGACAGTCCCATCAAGACAAAGGATGTCGATAGGTGTGCCAGCAAGGTAGTTGGTTCTCAGCAACTCATAAGCCGTGTTGCCGTAATCAACACGAATTTTGCCGGTAATCGAAACGTCTAAGACACCCGGTTCGTAGGTTGCAACCGGCCCCGTTGCTCGTGTGTGCGAGTTCACTTTTTCCCGACCATCAGCAACGGCACAATCGCCGAGAGTCGTAACCTCAGTCCACGTTGGCGATGCGTATGGAGTCTCGGTCGCAGTGTTGACGTAGAGCTTGCAATTAAATCCGAATGGCATTAGACGATCTCCCTATAAACGATTTCAATTTCCGAATAAAAGACCTTGTGAACTCTGAGCATTTCGGGGTCACTCGCTATGACCACGTCGCCCGTATCAGGTATGCAAGTCCCGAGAATCGGTTCGGCTTCGGAATCAAACAAAACATCGATAATGCTTTCCTCGACCCATTGCTTTCGTTCTCGAATCCACGCTGTTGAAGGTGGCCCCTCGTTTGTGAAAAGCTCGAAAACTCCAATCCGCAACGTATGGTCTTGGTTCTCTTCTGACCTGCTGACCATACCCGGAAACGAGTACCCAATCGGTACAATCAAGATCGTTCGGGTCTTCAAAAAGTCGGCGTTCTCTCGGTCGTTCACCTCGACAAACGGAGAGTCTGCAACTTCAATCCGGAAGTCATGATCGCCCCACGCTTCTTCAAGACGGGCTTTCACGGCATCAGCAACTTGGTCAAGCCGTGCGTCCATTAAGGAACCCTCTTGCAATGGACGCGAACCAATTTCCGCTCGCTGTCCGAATACCGCCAAGCGACTTCGCCTTGCGGACCTTGTATTTCAAATGTCATCGAAACGCCGTTGATAGTCTCGGTGATTCGGTCTCCTCGTCGCGGTTCTGTGAAGCTCGTTGAGATTGCAGAGAGGGGGAACAGATAGTCACGCTCACCCCACTCAACAAACCCGCCGATTCCGTCACGAACCTGACCGGTAAATAGCGTTGTTCCAACCCAAGCTGTAATCGTCCCAGACGTTGCCCCACGAGAATAGACCACCGACACCCCTGCACCCTCTGCGAGTTTGGAGCGTAAGAAAGCCAGTCCTCGTGAAAGCAACGTCATTGGTCGATTAGGCCCCCGGATTGTGGAAGATGTAACAGGTCGAACCATCGCCACTACACGCGGAGACGGTTACCCCGATCATCTTGTTACCCGATGCGGTCTCTGTGACTTTTTTCGCGGAGTTGTTCCAGTAAACCTTCTTGTCGGCAGCGATTGCAGCATCACCGGTGACACGATAAATCCCACCGTGAACAGCAAGTGCCCCCAATGCACCGTTAGCGATTGCTCGATGTGCGATGCGTGGGGTGTCCCCCGTAACCACAACCTCACCGAGAGCGATATCCGCCCCTGCTGTGTAATCCACCATTACGGGATTACCTTGATAAAAAACTGTATCCGGCATATTCATAACCTCGAAAGAATGTAAAAGAAAAGGGCGATTCTCTTTGTTGTCCAGTCAGAGCGAGAGATTAAGCTGTTGCTTTGACCCCACCGCGAGGATCCATCTTCGTAACCCCGAAGTCGTAGAACCCTCGCATTTGGATACCGAGCGTGTCGAAGTCTGCATCAGCGGTATCAATCACAGGGCTTTCGTTACCGTCGAGGAAACAAACTTCCATCACTGGCACATCGTCCGCACCAGCGAGCAGATACCAAGTTGTAGTCGAGTAAGCCCCACCCATAGCGGAGTTGCTCAGGTAGGGAGTCGAAACGACGTTGTAATCCTTGTTCGCGTGTGGGTTTCCGGTGCTGAATTTGGTGTTCGCGGTTGTATCGCGATATTCAGTTTGCGGTGCGATCAAAGCTCGTGCGGTATTCCCTAACTCAGAAGGCGTGAGGATGATTTTCGGAGTGATTGCTAGAGGGTTCCCGTCTGGTTGAGTTTGCTTCATGAACGCGACTTCAGCATTCGTGAGACCACTCACGCCTAACGGCGACGAGGTCACAAGGTTATTGTTTCCAGAAGTGAAGAAGCTGGTGTTATCCAAGAACGCAGTCCAGAAAACCTTGTTGAGTTTGGTGGCGGATCCTCGACCGAGTTCTTTTGGAACATCCGACAAGGCCCCAAGATCATCGTTGATGATGTCCTGACGAGTGATTGTGACGAGCCGAGCGAAGGTTCTAGCTTGGTTGGGGAACGATTGGTCACCGAGTTTGCCGTGTTTGATCGCTCCATCTGGACCAACTTCCTCAAACTCCAAGTAACCGACCAATCGCATTGACTTGTTTTGTTTGAAGTCGTTCACCGGTTTAATGTGGGTGATTGCACGCCAAGCGTCTGACACGTTTTGGTAGCCCTGCAAAAGGAACTTGTTCGCCACGTTCGAGAGGAGGTTTGAAATATCAACTGCCGAAAATCCCGATGCTGTGATTCCGGGTCGCCACATCGTCGCCAAGATTTCTTTAAGGTTATCATTTCGGATAACTTGGCGACCGCGATAGCCGTTCGCTTGTGCGACGATCAAGAACGCTTCTTGCATCCCGAGACGACTCTTGAACTTCTTGTGCGACGCTTGGAGGGTTTGAGGGGAGAAGTATTTTTCAAGTACCTCACGCTTCATCCCTGCACTTTGACACAATGCAGCTTCGATGATTTCGCTATTCACCCCGTCACCATAACCCCCGCCGTGAGGGTTGCCAGCCGTGACCTGTGGACGCGATTTTCGCAGCCCTTCAAGTTCCGTTTTGTCAGCAGACCAACCTTCACGAATCGCCTTGTCAAGGACATCGGCAGGCAATCCATATTGGGCACAAATCGAGGTTACTCGACTGACGCGAACGTTTTCGGCAGCCAACCCGTTGCGGAAAGCGTTAATCGATTGTTGATAGGCAGCACGAGCAGCAGCCGGAACCGCGTTCGGGTCAGTCGGGTCAACCGTTGCGACAACCGCGTTCGGATCGTTCGGGTCGGTCGATGCCTTAGTTTTGGCAGTCGCAGGTGGTGCGTTCGGGTCGGGATTCGCTGGGTCACCTGCTGCTTTCGCTGCTGCCCCACTCGCGGGATAGAGCTTGTCAAATTCGACTTTCAGTTTGGCCTTTTGATCTTCGCTCAATATCGCTGGATCAAGTTCCAAAGAACTTAACCATGCTTCAAACGTCATTGCATTACCTCCAATTTTCGCGGATGCAACGACCGTCGAGGTCTGCCCGTCCGCACCAAGAACTACAAAGGAAATTTCTCGAAGCTGAAAGCCACGAGCGATATAACAAGGGCCGGTATAATCCCGCCCGTTCACTGATACTGTTTGGCCTGCTGGCACTTTTTCGAGCGAAGTCGGATCGCCACCCACCGACGCTTGCAGTTGATGACCGGATCGATTTAGGCGAATAATCTTTTCCGAAAGGTATTCGCCGTTTTCAAATTTCCCCGTATTTCGTAGGACGAAACCTTCGCAAGTAATCGAGGATGCTCCAACCGTGATGCGTTGCGTGTTGCCGACGAGGTTGTCGATATCGGGACAATGGTTGTACAGAAGCGGTATCGATTGACGGCTAACATCTGCTGTTGAGCAATCAATAACCAAAGGAAGATCGAACCCATCCAAGATCATCGGTGAGCCGGTGTAGGCTTCGAGGTGACAGGGTCGAGGGCCGTCATCGTTTGTGTCTGCTGATGCACGAATCGAGATAGCAACTGGCGTCGAAAAGATCCGAGGTTTACCCGATGCCGATGCTGCCACCGGTTTTGGCCTGATAGTTGGCCAGTGTTGAGCGACCGCATTTGTCGGCGTGATCGTATCGCCTTCACCCGATCCGAGTTTATCCCCGACCGGATCGACGTTGACCACCATACCCGAAAATTGCAGTCCCAATTCCCTGCACCGATCCAGTTCGCGTTTTCGTTGAACCAACTGCTCTTCCCAATCGAGACCACGAGCAGCGTAGATTTCCGCAAGCGTCGTCGTCCCGTTTAGCAAATTCAGGTTGTTTGTAGTCGCATCCTTCAACGGATCAATCGAGGGCCGTGCGTCGAAATGCCAAATATGCGGAACTGTTTCCGGCAAAATAATTTGACGAGTGACGGCAATGAACAACCGAAACTCGTAGTACCATTTTGCAAAAATTGGTTCGACAACCGTCCTCAAAAACTCTGCACGATCAACGTCCCGTCGCATCTCATACGTTTGGTGATCGAGACGAGCCGACGAATAGTTGTATTTGCTCGAATCACCTGCAACGACACCGAAAGGAATGTCGAGGCAGCGACCGATTTCCCGCAAGATCATATCGACGAATGCGGGGTAATTAGTGGTCGGTTGTTCGGGCTTGAACTGTGAGCCTTTCCACCCTGCCGGTAGCGTCAAGAGTGTGCCAGCTTCGAGAGGAATCGAATCAAAAGGATCGTCTTCTGTGACCGGTTCCCCTGCTGGACTATTTGTCTCCATCACACCAGCAAGCATTGCAGCCGTTTCCGCACTACGGATCGTGGCTAACGTGTATCGTCGAAGTTGTGCAAAAAGCTCTAATGCCGGTGCAAGTTCTGGCACTCCTCGAAGTTGACCAGCACGCTCAGGTCGAAACCAATGTAATACCGACGATGCAGGTAACCAATCATGTTCTGTGATTCCCGAAATGTGACGGTTATCGTTTGGGTGCGAACGTAGAATGCAATACTCAGTGGGTTTGCCAGAAACGTCGCACTTGATGCCGTCGTCTCCGTTTTTTCGGAGCAACGGATTAAATCCCCAAGGGTCTGCCATCTGGTCAGCTTCGATTAAGCGAAGATCGAGAGAGACCCCGCAAACGGATTCGTAAGCCAGATCGGAAGAGAAAACCAAAATCCCTTCCCCGTCACGTCGTCGAGAAGTTTCCAATACTCGCAAGCGTTCGTTGAAAGAAGAAACCTTGACCCACGACGCGAAACCTTGCTCAATGATTTGATTTGTGTTTCGGTCAGGCAATTGAACTTGCAACCGTGGTCCACGCCCAAGAACATCGGAAACGAGGGTTTCGATTATTCCTTTGCAATACCCGTTATTCTGATATTCGTAACGTGAACGATTCCGGAGCGTTCGACGGGTTGCGGGATTGAGTAGTCCGACAGGGTGCGAGCTTCGAGCCTTAGCCCAATGCTTTCGGTTCCCGTCCGTAGTCTGGGCAGCGTCGTAAGTTCCACGAACGGAAGATACCAATTTACGCACCCATTGAAACATTAACTCGCCCCCGGTGGGATAACTTTTGCAGGTCGCAATCGAGCCCATGCCGATTTTGGTTTCCCTGCTGCTGGTTCTTCTGCTGCTTTGAGGTACTGGTCTGCTGCGATTAAATCAGCGATGGGTTGATTGGTCACGCTCTGCCCGTCAGTCGTCATTTGTTGAGGTTCATTTGTCGCTGCTTCGGTAATGCGTGAAGATAAATTGCTCATAACCCACCTGTGTGAGATTAATTATGACCATGCAAAAGGTGTTAGGCTAATCAATCAAACGGATTTAGGAAGGTGTTCCATTAGTGGAAATTTTCGTTTTTATCTCTCTCGTTTTTTCGTCGGTGCAAAATTTGTATTTGCAGGATTCGCACCTACGATAGCGGACGATTCGGTCTGGTCGCTTTTGGGTGCGGTAGACCTTGAACTCTCTGCCCCTGCATTTTGGGCAGGTGATGCCGACAAGTTTCGTTTGGGCTTGTGTCATGCTCTCATTCTCCTTTTCTCTGCTGCAATTTCTGACCATTTGCGTTTTTGTTTTGTTTCTGTTTTTACCGGTTTTGATGAGTGAACACCAACACTGATTCCCAAAAGCGAAGCTGCTGCCGTGCAACCGACAGCACAATCGAACCAGTGATTATCAGGTCTTCCGGGTCGCAAGTCCCACTCGTCAATCGTCCGACCTTTGACTGTAAATCGAGTTGGGGTCTCTGATTCGAGGTGATCGCAGAATAGCGAGTGAGCAGCCGACGAGTTCCCGAATAAGAGAACTGCCGACGGAACCCCAAGAGGAGTTCGCAATCTTTCTGCGAGATACGTTTTCCAGTGGTTTGCGTCAAACAAAAAGAGCCTACTACGGTGTTTTCCCGTCGATGCCCTTAGCCTCCATCCCTTCCCAACTTTGTCGCCGGGAGACGCCCCCCATTCGTCGATTTGTTTAGAACTCGCACGAGCCGACCAACCCTTTGAAGCAAGGACGATGTGTTTCGCAGATGTTTCGCGAACCCACTTGTAGACGGTATCCGTTTCGTAACCTGAATCCACGAGAGCTTTTTCGATTGTTAGAACCCCTTCCCCATCACGTTTCCAGCTTTTGAGTAGCACGGTTTTGGCGATCTCTTCGAGACCAGCGTAAATTCTCGCCTCCATTGGAAGATTTGGAAATCGTTGGGAGAGCGAAGGGTTCGGATCAGATGCTGAAAACCTATTGACCGGTTGAGGAGGAAAGGTTCCATAGTCAACAATCGATCCGCCCCCACTTGCATCCCACGCCATTACAGTCCAGAAGAGGATTTCCTGTTGCACGTCGATTGATGCCGTGAGTGTGGTTGCGTCGAGAGGAACGATTCCACGATTGAGACGGTTGAGACGTTCAGCAACAGCAGTCCCATTGATCGGCAGCGATACGTTTTCCTTTGTCTCTTCTTTTGGCTTATTTTGATACTCCGACCAGAACGCTTCTGGGTTGACCAGAAAGAGTTCCATTGCATGCTGAATCGCGGAAATTTGGTCGGGATCGAAGCGAGCTTCCCAACTGACCTCTGCTCCTCGATCCATTTCCTTTTTGTTCTGTTTGTAGAACTCTGTCGCCAACTCTCGCTTTTTTCCCGTTCGCAATCCTTCGCTAAGAATGTCGTGATACTTCTCCCACAAGTCCATTCGTTCAGGGAAGCTCTTAATCATTGAGAACCTTCGACCCTGCCATTCTGGGTGTCGAGTGTTGTCAAGGATTCGATCTACCATGTCGCCGGGTCGAATCACCGTTGCTGTCATGATTACAGCGATTTGTTTACCCGGCCCCGCAAGACCGAGAACTGCACCCGAAATGACCTGCTCTCTCGTGATGTTCTGAGAAGGGGAACGTGCGGACTCGTCGGTTTGCGGGTCGTCGATAATCACGAGATCAGGCCGAATTTTCTGCCCTTCGTGGTTGTGTGCCATCCCACGAATCGAACCTGTTATCCCGACAACCTTGATTGTGCAACCCGACGACTTCGAGCCCTTGATCGTGGGGAACGTGACCGACTTCGCTGCCCATTCGATGCGAGTCCTGACACCTTCGCACGTTTGACCGCCTGCCCGATTGTGTATACCTTCGAGGGAACGGACAGGAAAACAGACCTCCGGAAAATCCTCAAGCAAAAGTTCGTTCGTTTCTATCTCGGATTTGATCGAATCTAGCAACGCTTCCGCAAGAGGTTCCGTCGCACCAATCAAAACCACGAACTTGCGATGCCCGTAAAGAGCCGACTTGAGTGCAGCAGCTTCTGCAGACGAGGTCTTACCCGAACCTCGTGGCATCGCGTAGGCGTATTGGCCACCTTCGAGACAAACGGTATCGAGCAGAGCGAGCGATTCAAGATGATCCGGCCCCCATGCGAGTGAGAACCGGTTTGGTAAGTATGTCTCACAAAAAAGGCGAAGATTGAACTCACACCGTGCCCTCCGCTCTGGGTCGACTATATCGGGGATCACACCTATATCACGACCAGCAGCAGCCTGCTGTCTCGACCTCTGAGCTGCACGTTCCTTGTGCTTCTCATACTGAGTTTTCATGCATCAATTATAACATACACATATCTAAATATGTTTGATAAGCATCAATTATAACATACACATATCTAAATATGTTTGATAAGGAGAAAGGAGATT